GTTTCTTCCTGCAGACCAGATCCCGGCATTCAACAAAGCACTGGCAACATTTTCAGGAAGTATTGTATCTCTCATTGCGACCAAAGTTTTACGCTACACAGCCCTAAGAACGAAAGAGCTTCGTTCTATGCTATGGAATAACGTCGATTTTGAAAACAGGATTATCACTATCGACGCCAGTGTGATGAAGGGACGCAAGATTCATGTGGTCCCGATGTCGGACCAGGTGGTTGAACTTCTCACTACGTTAAGCTCCATCACCAAACCAGTATCAGAGTTTGTTTTTGCCGGGCGTAACGATAAGAAGAAGCCAATCTGCGAGAACGCGGTATTACTTGTGATCAAACGAATCGGCTATGAGGGTCTGGAAAGCGGTCACGGGTTCAGGCATGAATTCAGCACAATTATGAACGAGCACGAATGGCCTGCTGACGCTATTGAAGTGCAACTGGCACATGCCAACGGCGGATCTGTGCGTGGGATTTACAACCATGCTCAGTATCTCGATAAACGCAGGGAGATGATGCAGTGGTGGGCGGATTGGCTTGATGAAAAGGTGGAGTGATCCGCCTTAAGCCCCTTTTGGGGCTTCTAAATGAATTACGGAACTCGCGTTAGTACGTTATTATTCCAGTAACATTCACCACTCGCCAGACCGGTAGCTGAAGTAGGAAGAGTGAGTTTCATTGAGAGGTTAGTCAACTCAATCTTGTCGGTGTCATAAGACCCAAGCCGCAGTCTGTTCGAGCTTAACAATCTTGTGCTATCATTTGAAAACGAAAAAGAGGTACTATTTATCCTTACATTACCAATTGTTGTTGCAGACGTACCACTTGGAAATCCTCCATTAAAATTATCAAAAATATCATTCAGAGATCCTGATACTGAAACTCCAGAAACACCGTTCGTCACAGTTACAATTTGCGGTTGTGCATCACAAGAATCTGTTAATAAATTGCCAATAAGAGTACCTGCTGTAATTGAAATGTGGTTACCTATAATCTTGTTATCACCATGTGTTATATCAACGATATTGGTGCACGCCCCGATATGCTGGATATTGATATGGTTGCCACGTAACTCACCACTTGGTTGAGCGTTATTGGGTCCTTTAAGGTTAACATCGACACGGCATACGCCATTAAACATTATGTTGATTTTGTTGTTGTACCCTCTTCTTACTCTCAGTGGGCTGTCAATCGTGCCGTAGTTGGCAGAATTCATTGCGGTGAGCTCAACATCAATATCCGCTGAGCGATCCAGCAATACCAACCCCTCGTCTAACTCCTTACCCGGCACTGATCCCAACCCGCAGTTTAGCGCGTAGATATCTTTGAAACTACCGAACGAAATATCTGTAGCATAGCTTGGTGTCACCATTTCTCTGACGTTTCTTATCACTCGATCACAGTTCTCAGCGGAACAATTATAGTAGTGAACGTCTGTTGCAGTAGTCCATTCGCCAACACCATTTTCACGACCAACAAATTCAAATGCTGATGAGCAACTTTCAACTTTTGCACCTTCAATTCTTATATTATCAACGCCGTATTCCCAATTAAACGCCTTCCCGCCTGATGAGTATTGCGATGACGAACCTCTGCGGCAGTTACGTATCACGCCACCAATCGACAAAACGTTTCTGCATTTACTACCGCTGATACCATTTTCACCTTGCACATCATACGTAGGATAACCAATATTCCCACCATCTATATGTGGATTAATGAAACGCACATTGTCAACAGGGTTGCTATAAGTCCCAAGCACAGCAATCACTCCACCAAGAGTTGATTTGGCAGTTAGCGTAATAAATGATGGTTTCAGCCATTCCATAGTCACATTACTAGGAACAACTATGTTATCAGAAATTGGATATACCATTTCTTCAGTTATGATAACGCGAACACCAAATTTTGATGCTGCATTAACCGCCCCCTGAAGTCCATACAAAGTATCCGTATCAGATGGCGTAACACCAAAATCCTCTGGTGTTATATCGAATGCAGAGCGAACCCACTTCAGAGCACCACTACCAGCGACAACACCTCCATCATCTAAATCAGAGGTCGCCTTTGCGATAAACTCACCACCGCCCAACAGGGATCCAGAATGCCAGCCTTTTAACAAAATCCTCTGGCCTTCAAGCTCCGGAACAATAGAACGCAGTTCGTCAAAACTATCGCACTGGCCTATTAATTTAAAGCCATCAGGAGATGACAGTCGTAGTTGTAGCTGATCAGGGTCGTATTTTAGAATATTCGGAAAATAAAATTGCTGGGAACCATATTGGTCATATACAGCCATAGAATGGCCTTGCACAGTAACGAACTTGGTAATCTGTCCGTTATATACAGGGTAACCAGCGGCGTTAATGATGATTGGTTGTGAAACAGGAACGTGAGAGCCGTCTTCGTTCTCCACATAAACCTGAATCTGGTTTTCAGGATTTACCGGGTCAGTGTCAATTTTACCGATATAAATTTTGCCATTAGCTACGGCTTTAAAAGAACGAGCCATAGTGAAGAGTTGCGAAGGCATCGATACGATCACATTGGCTGTAATGTCTGTCATTTAATTTGCTCCAGATACAAGGAATCGCCGCAGCATGGCTACGGTGAATTTTGGGCATAAAAAAACCCAGCCGAAGCTGGGTCGTTGCGTTGGTTATCTGTCAGTAGTTATGTACTGAAGGAGGTAATTCTTTATTCTTAAGTCTCATCCATGCGGAAAGATTCGTTGGTCCGTCTGGCTCATTAATATCAACATCTCGTGTGTGGTTTATTAAAACGTCTCTCGCCATTCCGATAACATACGAGAACTCATGACCGTAGTCGTAGCATCTGCCGGAATAGTTCGATTGAATTTGTTTTAGCGCCGGATACAGTTCGCGGAATAATGCCTGTGAGCGGTTGGCATAATCCCATAACCATACAAGGCTGTTTGCTTCTTTTGCAGAAAGCTCGTTGGTTTTCTTCTCTTGTTTGCCGATGAACTCGCCTTCAAGCACTACCCTGTGGATGTACTCTACTGCTTGCGGTATCTGAGATGAATCAAGCTCTTCAATACTTTCCACGTTGAAACGCTGATGAATCATTGCATAAGCTTCTGGGTACATTAGATGCTTTTTGCTGACTAGCATATTTACAGCATCACGAAGCGGAGTCCTGTCATCAACAGATGTTTTCTTACGTGCATTTTCTGCCTTTCCCTTCGTCCAGTAGTCATGCAGCACAGTAAAGCATTCTTCCTGGTACTGAATCAGTTTATCGCGGATGTCAGCACGAACTTTCTCAGGGTTGATGCTGAACAGCCATCCATTTAACTTCTTCAAAGGAAGGCAGAGTAGCTTACGAAGCTTACCATCAGCGGCAACCATGTTCATATGAACACAGTTGAATTTGCTAATCTGCTTCATGAGTTTTGTTTGCTGCGTTGACCAGCTCATTCCAAGGTTTTCAACGATTGGCTTCATCGCAACATATGCAACTCCGGCAGTCATGGCGGTGATAATCTGCTGACCATTGAAAGGTACGTAAGAGGTGTTCACTGCTTCTAAAATTGCTATACTATTCATGTTGGTTTTTCTCCACGAATTTACTGACAACAGAAGCCCTGACTGTTCCCGCAGTTGGGGCTTCAACTTTACGCGCCAATACGCCCTTCCTTCTTAAAGCTGTCCATTACTCTCTGATAAATCTCAGAGTTAACAGACCGACCATTCTCTTCCGCCACCTTGCGTACCAAATCCAATACTTCTTTAGGCCACCGCAAATTGAACTGCGGCATTTTGCTCATTCCTTTCATGTTCACCTCACAATATAGGTCCACGGTGGACCTATTGAGAATATAGTAGAGTGCTTCTATCATGTCAATACACTAACTTGGAGTGATGGCATGGCTAGAGATGATCCGCACTTTAACTTCCGCATGCCTTTGGAAGTAAGAGAAAAATTAAAATACAGAGCAGAGTCAAATGGTAGATCAATGAACTCAGAATTGTTGCAAATCGTCCAAGATGCTCTATCGAGACCATCTCCTGTAAAAGGTTATCGCAATGAAGCTGAACGATTAGCCGAGATGCAGGCTGAACAGTTCAAGTCTGTGGTATTTGAGACACTTAAAAACATGTATGGCAAGGATGCAAAATGATCGATTACAACCCAGCAAAAAAAGAAATCATCGCAGCTAAAAAGTGCCTAGAGCAGATGAAATCATCTACAAACCATGATGATTTTGAAATGCACTGGCGAGAATGTCTTGGGCATATAGAAAAGTCTTTCAGTAAGTTGCTCTGTGCAACAAAGCCGGTTAGTGGAAAATTTAGCAGCCACTTCAACCAAAAGTTCATGCTTAGAAAAACAGACAAAACACTTGCTTACCTTCACCAAGCAAGAAATGCTGATCATCATTCCACTATGGAAATCTCAAAACTTGAACCTCCTTATACTACTCTTGGGGCATTTCCGGGAGCAAGAAGCCATTATATTAAAGAGTTAATCATTGATTCAACAGGGAAAATAGCAAAATACGAAGGCGACCCTATGATAGTTGAGTTTCATCCAGCAACAACTATGCCTATAACCGTAAGAAACCAAGGCAAAGATTATCCACCTCCAACAGAACATCTTGGCGAAAAGCTTGTTGATATACATCCATCTGTTCTTGCCTATCTCGGTATACAATTTTATGAAAAATGGATAGATGAGTCGTGTGCAACGTTTAGATAGTTATTTTTGATAATTTCAAGTATTTCCTCTTGACTTTGATTTACCCAAACGTGATCACACTCATGAAACCAGATTATGCTTCCTGTTTCGCCTTGTGCAATATAGGTGATCATGTTTTCATTAACAATTATTACTGAGTTATCATGTGCGCAATTTAGTTTTATCAATTCGCATATCCTATCGTGACAAAGTAACTAGAAAAACTAAAGAGGTTGGTGTGTCTGATTCTATGAGTTACGCTGTGCTAGTTGCCGCAACTCTATTTATGGGGATAGGGTTGCAGATTGCGTGGTTCTTTTTTTCTAGTTTTATTAAACGCAAAAGAATTGAATCAAGGATATCTGAGATTTCTATTGCTATAGGGAAAAATGCTGAAAATCCAGAGAATGAGACCTGCGCACTGAATTACCTTAAAGAAAAGTTTTCCCCTGAAAAATTTGAAAATAGAATTACTGATGCTCTTGGATTGGTAATATCAGTAATTCATATGCCACTAAGTTTGCTGATAACAGTGTGGTACTTCGCCATGATCGCCGGAAGAATATTTGGTTTCATGAATATAGAGCCTGTAGTTCTTTGGGTTCCAATGATACTGCAACTGTTGTTAAGCGTTGCTATCTTTATTTTTTCTGTTTTTATAAAAATTGTCTTTGGAAGATACCCCGGAGAAGCTAAGGGATTTAATAAAGAATTCATAAAAACTATAAAATAAATGCCGTCCTTGGCTTACAGTGCTACTGCCGGGTCGCTTCGTTAGCTAAGAGCGGGCGCACGGCAGTAGCAGCCTGATTTAGCGCTCTTTCATAAGCTGGCGTTCCAGCTTTAGTGTTTGCCAGACGTAAGAGCGCATTCCTTGCTGCTTTGGACTCATACAAACGCATCATTGCACCAAAACCAGCCTCAATCCCCATTGATACTCCAAGAGTCGCAGTTGCGCCAATCGTCCTTATCCTGTTGGCTTGTGATTGTCCCGTCTGAGTTACTACATTTGCGGTGTCTGACCTTGCTGTTTGCTGTAGAACTTCATGAAGAGCATCGAGCTCTTTCATGTGCTTTCCAGAAAAAATAGTGTTGTAAATTTCACCGCCTGACTGAGATTTAAGCTTATTAACTTCAGTGATGAACTTGGCTGGAGAGTCACCGGCCTTTTCCGCTATTTTGCTGACGTAAGCTGCACGCATAGCATCTTTCCCTTTATCATCCAATGCGCTCCAGATTCGTTTCACGTCAGATGGTTTTCTGCTTAATACAACGGTATTTATAAGTTCAGGACTGGCTTCACTGCTTGCCTTGTTGAGCTTGTTGGCAATGTTTTTATTAAGCACCTTATTATAAACGTTTGCATAATCGGAATTTGCTTTAAGGTATTTTGCTGCGTCTGATGCACCGAGGTTTTTAGCAACTGCGTTACGAAGGTCTTTTGACATTGCATTCTCTACCATATTGGTAGCTGCTTTTGCCTGGTTGGGGAAGACCATAGCATCTCCCTGAACATTAGATCTAAATGCAGTTCTGTGCTGACGCAAGAGATCAAACGTAACATCCAAATCAGTTGCAGGGTTTGCTAATTCTTCGCGTAGGTTACGCAAGGATGTAAGCAGGCTTTGATTGGCAGACGTCCCAAGCCGTTCCTGTCTTGCGATCGCTGTATTCAGAGCATTCATAGTGTTTGTGGTATCAACTGCGGCATCCCCCATTTTATTGGTGACGTCATTGATAACAGCGCCAGCGGCATCCTTCCGTCCCCTTAACGTGGTGGTCAGAGATTTCACCACATCATCCGGGTTGTACTCACCAAAACGGTCAAAATAATTACTTACCAACTTACTACGCGTTGCATATTGCTCCGCTCGCTTTGAGCCTGTCCCGAGCAAAGCCCCCTCGGCATCCTGAGTAAGGCCGCGAGTGAAAGCATTTTTCGGCGGGATAACATCAGATGTCATTGGTGTCACGCCCATCGATTCTGATGTGGCAATTTTCTTCGCCACTTCTGGCGCAATATCACCTTTTATAGCCGTTATTCCACGCCCTATTCCCTTTGCTGCTGCGGAAAGAACCCCCTGAGCGGCAAGGTTAACTCCGGCATTTTTAGCTGCATTTTGTGCGAAATCGCCTTTCTGATTTGCGGCCTCTGCCAGTGATCCAATAGCCATGCTTCCTGCCGTTCCAACTCCTGGAACTAAATACCCACCAATTGTTTCACCGGCTTGTGCGTATGGGTCTGTCGGTCTGTCTACTGGACGATAAACATCATCCAAAACCTTGGGTCCACCAAGCCCCTGACTGATTGCATTAATCAGACTTGCGCCGCCCTGCAATACGTCAAATGGTATGTTTACCAGACCACGACCAGCCTGCTCTGCAATTTGCCCTGCACTTTGACCACCTGTGAGCCAATCGCCAGCTTGTTGCATCAATGATGGTTCTTCACGTGCTGGTTCATTATTGGCCTGATTAACTGTTTGTTGCTGAACAGCCTGACCAGCAAAATACTCATCAATGGCGGTGCCAATATCTTCCGTGCTCGTACCATCAGGGAAGGTAAATGTCTTACCGTTTGCAGTTACTTTCATCATTCCACCGTAAATTGAATGCCTGATTTTGAGGTATATGATCCAACCTGATTCCGTGGTTCTCCTGAAGGTGTCGAATCTTGTGCTGGCGCTGCGTCAGTATTCATTGACATATACCGCTTAACGGCACTCCCCAATGATTCACCTTTTTTAACATCCAACCCCAATATCTGACCGCCATTACGCGATTGTCCAGGGTTGCCATTCGCGCTCATCCACTCGGCTTTAAACTCATTAAACTGCGCGTTTCGTCGCTCAAGGTTTGCCATTGCATCAAGCCATCTTGCTACCGTCTCAGGGTTATCCATGTCAGTTGGAGCACCCTGTCGAACGATCTCAACGTCTTTATCCGTTGCGGGGCCGGGAGGTAGGAATTTAAGAACCTGACTGTTAACAAGGGCATTTTGGCGGATGCGCAAATCACGCAATGTTGTATCGCTTCCGGTAAGTTTTGCGAACATGTTCTGTGCGTTACCGAACAAACCTGTCGTTGGTTTTTCTGCTCTGAACTGTTGAGCAAGCGCACTCATAGAATTGGCTGAGTTTGATGATGCTGTAGCATTGTTTACAGCCGTCTCGATGCCTTTTTCCATGTTTACTGACAGCTTAGGTGCTTCGCTAATCAACTGCTGAGCCTTTTCCTGTGCTTGCTGCATCTTAAACCCGAACTCTTGCTGATCCAGAGCCAAGCGTTGTGCTGCGATATTGTGCCCAGTCATTGCTGACTGATAGGAAAGGTTTTGCCCTCTCGCCTGAAGTGCTTCTCCAGCCTGATTGCTGCGGATTGTCTCTGCCAGTTTGCCTCGGTCAATTTCACGACCAGCCATCTTGTCCTGAACAGCAAACGCCTTTTCTGGTCCAAGCGCACCGAGAGACATAGTAGTCAGCATGTGTGATAGCTGCTCTGGATTCTGGATACCTGTCTGAATCATCCAGTCAGCATTCGCCCCCACGCGATTTAACCTGTCCTTGTTGTCAGTAATGAATTTACTGTAGGCTTCCGGTCCCTGGGAAAGAGCGACGTTAGCCCTCATGGCTAAATCGCCCATATCGTTGCGTTGCTGCTCATTAAGACCGGAAAACGCCTGTTGTGCCTGTGCAACAAACGCTGGATTTTCCTGGGCAAACTTAAATAGTCCAGATGGATCACCAGAAGCCCATGCATCAGCGTGAACCTTATTGAACGCACTAATAGCTTTCTGTTGCTGTTCCTGATTGTAAATATCAGCAACTCCAGCCAGACCACGTAACGCGGTCAGACCAATGTTATTTGCACCTGAGCGAGCCAGTTCATTGTTTTCGCGGATCAGACCAAGCGTTGCGTTAATGTCGCTTGCCTTTGGCGCATTCTCATTTTGCGTACCGATGCCAGCCAGAAAACCACCAGAATTAATACCCTGTTGCCACGTAGCCATTGATTACCCCTTAAAACAACGAGCCAAGCAGACCAAGACCGCCGCCGATCGCAGCCCCCCACGGAGTTGATGAACCAATTAATTTCGCAAGTCCGGCCCCAGCAATAGCACCAGACGCACCTCCGCCAATAGCAGATTGCATTGCTGATGGTCTGTTGGCATTTGCCGCTGCAAGAGCCGCACTTTGCTGCGAAATCTGACTCATATTGTTGGCATATGTTTGCCCGGCGTTTGCCTGACCTTGCAGTGCGCCAAGACCAATATTTGCCAGATTCTGGTAGTTGTTCATCTGACCAGATAGCCATTGCTGACCAAGCGTTGGTGCGATTGTTGCTAACTGATTACCGGTTGCAGTGGAACCCAATCCACCTGTTGCTTCCGCTGCCGCCAGACTCTGATAGCGAGCCTGACCAGCAAGATCTTTGTACTGCTGAGAGTTGTAATACTGGTTAAGTGCCTGACCTTGCCCTTCCAGAGACGATAAGTTCTCGAGGCTGCCGACATACTTATCAGCCAGAGGAGTAAACGGCTTCAGGTTGTTCATGATGGTGTTGAACTGCTGATTTTGCAGGTCTGCGGCATACTTCTGGGCTTCTGCGGCATACTTTGCGCTTTTATCAGAACTGCCACCTTTCCCGCCTTTTTCAGGGCAATAAGGTTCCTCGCCGCGCAGTTTTCTGCCCAGCTTAAATGCATATAACATGGCTATCTCCCGTGATTCAGGAATTCGATTAGTTCTTCGCGTGTGGCGCTGTAAAAAGTCACGTCATCCACGCCTTTGAAGTATTTCTTGATGGTTCCTACACGCTTAAGGCCAATCATCGCGCAATACATCTGACCGTGGCGGAATTTGCGTGCAGCGAACGATGTGACGCACTGAACGGTGGTGTTAGTCAGAATGTATCTCCAGAACGACAGTCCGATTTCCTTGCTGAAGCCTCGAATCTCTGGCAGGTACATGGCGTGGCAATCGAATGTCAGCGGCTGAATCTCCTGATAGTAAACAATGCCGCCGAACTGCCCGTGCACGTTAACCTCAAAGTAACGGCATTCAGACTTGTAGTCGTATCCATCGCCGTTGTTGCTCCCGGCGATAATGTCAGGGTGATTTCCTACTGCTTCGATCAGGTCGATGTTTCGCGTTGGTTTGAACTGAATCATCACTGCTCCGCGATTATCTTGATGGTTGTGGCAGTAAACGCCGCACCATTTGACTGGATGGTTAACGTACTGCCATTTGAGGCAAGAAAGCCATCTTTATCCACGCTGAAGAACGTAGCTAACAGGATGTTGTCGGTTGTTGTCGCCGCATTACGACTGCTGACCAACGTGTCAGGAACAGAGCCGGAAAAGGTTAGCTGCATTGACCTGTTGGCGGTTCCGCTGGGCCACGTCCCGACGATCGACAGCTTGAAGAACAGGGTTTTGTTCTCGTTGAACACAACCATCTTGTTGTTAACGGTGTCGAAGAATGGTGCCAATGTGCCGGATGACGGCGTGAGCGTTTTCAGCAGGCTAACAAGGTTGGTCGGCGCTGTCGGGATGGTTACAGATACTCCTGAGTAAACAACCTCTGATTTCTTGCGCGTGGTGGCATACTCAAGCGCAGATATTCTTGTTGAGTGATCACCAACTGTGCTTTGTAGCGTCGAAATACTTCCTTCTGCCGCTGTGAGCCTGGTATCAAGTGCGTCGATATCGGTTGTATTCTGAGTTATGCGCGCATCATGGGTTGCTAACTCAGATTCATTGGCAGCAATTCGCGTATCGTGATCAGCCAGCTCTGTTTCAGCAGCCGTAATCCTTGTTTCATGATCTGCAAGAGTGCTTTCCGCTGCTGCAATTCTATGTTCATGATTGATGAGAGTTGATTCAGCAGCTTCAATTCTGGATTCATGGTCTGCAAGGGTGACATCCTGCTCATCATTCTTCACCTGTGCATCATAAGCCCCCTTCCCTGCTTCGTTGGCCTTGTTAGCCACGTTACCAACATCAGCACCCTGTGCAATAACGTACAGCAGATATGACTGCGAGAAGATATTACGCGGAAGGACTGATGTGTCGAGCCGCGTAGCCTGGATGATTACCGGCTCATTGAGATTCGAATCAGCCATTACTCAATCCTTATCTGGCAGCCAGACAGAGTGACAGGTGACTTCGTGATAACGCGCAATTTGAAACCGACATTTTTCCTGATGCGCCCGACACGCTTCCACAAAACGCGTTTGTCGTAAACGAACGGTTCATTCTGCTCAATCATCTGCTCACGCCCGTAATTGATGCCGTCAGTGGTTGCAGAGAGAAAAAGGCGGTCAGCATACTGCGCAACGCCAGTTGACGACTCAACCTCAAGGTCGAACACTCTGGCGTTATCCGCTTTGAACAACGGAGTAAACAGCAGGTGTTCCTGTTGCTTGTCGTACTGGCTGCTGATGTCGAATTGCAATTTCCCGGTCACGGACTCCAGCTTATCGCCGCACGTTATCTGATTGCCTTCGTAAATGAAGTCGATAGCGCGGTACACATCGTCATACAAGCCAGTTTTCAGTACACACCATTGCGGACCATTGGCGCTTGAAGATGCGTCGTATACGAGGACGTGACGCGGAAGGTGGATAATCAGCAACTCATGAGCATCAAATCGCAGCGATTCCATCACACCATCAGCCAGTTCATCAGCAGTGTAGGAGCGTAGTATTTTCTCAACGCTCGCGCTGGCGATTGGTGATACCTGACCGGAACCGATGATGTACACAGACGGCGCACCTGTTGCCGGATTGCTGATAAACGCATAGGAATCAGCAAACGGCGTTTTGCAGTAAGTTCCGGCGATGCCTTTTTGCACCATCAGTGATGGCTGTGCGACATACAAAGCAGCACCAACGGTGGTTGCCCCCGTCAGGGAGAAATATTCAATCGTTGATGAACCAAAGCAGACAATGAAGTCTCGCCATGTTCCGATGCCGATGATACCGTCAGGCTGAGACTCGGCACGATATTGTGCGCTGTATCGGTCAGGATGTGATTCGTCTTCAAGGTCAGTGATGAACCATGAATCAGTTCCGTATTTTGACCACGCATAACGCCCACGTAAGCGAGTAATGTCACGAACTGAACCTAACTCATACTGCGTGAATCCACTGTCTGTAGGCCAGTTTGAGACGGTTTTAACCGTGCCATCATAACGATACTCGACCAGTTGACCATTAACGCCTACAGCCTGTGATGTTCGACCATGCGCCATTGATACGCGACCACTTCCGGCGACGTCACCGACTTCGCTTTCTCCTTTGTACAGCTTGCCGCCACACACGCGATAAACAGCACTCTGCGCCATGTTGTACTCGACGCCGCGCGATATACCGTTCACATCAGAACGTTTGGCAATGCCCGGGAATGAGCGAAGATATCCGCTGCTGTTGAGGATTTCTTTGGGTGTAGCCAGCATATTCACTGGCAGATAGTCGATATAGTCGGCGTTTCGAAAGTCTTTGCCGACACCTTTCATAAGCGGAAGTTGCTGAATCGGCATTTATTCGCTCCCGTTATCGCAAGGTTCCTTCCGGTGGAAGTAATTCCAACCGTTCCACTTCGCCAACTGATTACCGCTACCAACAGGCATACGGTTTGGATAACCGGACTTACATTTAGCGGCTTTTGCTCTGTCCATTGCAGACAGTTTGACGAGTCGCTCTTTCCCGTATCTGGCAGTGGTTATAAGTTTTGCAGACGCTTCCAGCGCATAATCTGGAGCAATGCGGCAGGCAAGGTTGAAAATGACGGCATTGATAGCGTTATTTGATAAACCGTGCTCATCGCCCGGATCCGGAGCAACATCTGCATCAGCAAAAATGTAGCCAACGTTGATACCAGGTGACGCATCACCGCCAAGCCATTCAGCCATCATCATTTCAAGGTCGTTGACGCCGTCTTCCATAGACTGCGGTTCGACATCTGTTAACGTGGCATTTGATGCCACACCGAGCTTACGTAATGCCGCAAGGACTAAATCACCCTTCGTTGTCAGGTTCATCTGCTGCCGCCTTAGGTTTTCGACCAGGCTTTTTACGCTGTTTTTCTTCTGGCTCTGGCTCTGGCTCTGGCTCTGCAACGTCCTTCAGAAGGTCATCGGGATGTGCAAACCAACCAGCATCCAGATATTCCTGAATCTCTTCGGCTTTCACGATTTCAAAGTCGTAGCCAACGCCTTTCCACTTCTTCATGTCGCCATGACGAAAGATCATGTGTGTCATGCTTGTCTCCAGATAAAAAAGGGAGCAGAAGCTCCCTCTGGTTATCACGCAGTCTGGTTAGGCAGACCAACACCAATTGCCTCTGGTCGTACAGCACATGCTGAATACCACACAGCAATACGGCACTTACCAGACAGAGTGTTGATATCACCCTGCGTTGCGAAGATGCCGTTAACACCAATGCCAGGAATGCTGAAGGAAGACGTTTTCATACCAGCAAACAGTTCATGGGTTACCGGGATCGGCTGAGACAGCAGGCGGATTGAGTCATCAGCCCAGAACACGTTAGCGGTGGTTGTTGCCACGTTCAGAACGTTTACCGGAGTGGTATCAGCAAGAGAGGTGTTTACGTTAGCGTAAGCCTTCTCTTCTTTTGTCAGTGACGCGTCATCCAGTGCAATCGGTTTCGGCGTGATTTCGATATGAGTACCATCGATCACACGGGTGATTGAGAAAGTCGCATCATCAGTTAGCACGTTCTTCGCCATCTGAGACAGGAATTTCACACCAGTGAAACTGATTTTGTCGCCGCGCTTAAATCCGGTGGTGGAGGATACGGTCACCGTTGCAACACGGTTGTCGACGTTCTCTTTGTTACCATCGGTATCAAGGGTGTATGCCTGCGGCTTAAACTTCTGCGCACCAGAAACAGTTACACCAGTAGCGGTTGACTTGGTAACTGCCGGAAGTTTCGGTGAGCGAAGAATTTCATCAAAGCCAGCAATCTGACGCTGAATAGTACCGTTGCGATACGCTTCTTCAGGAACGCGCCCAAAGATGTCACCATCTACCAGGTTGCGGCCTGCTTTGCGGTAATCGTCAGGGTTCAGGAAGTAACTGATGCCCATATCGCGGTTTAGCTCACGGGAGAACATCAGGCGCTCTGCATCAGACACAAAATCCCAGCCAGACAGGCCAGTAGATGGACCAATTGCGCGGGTATCGTGAACAACAAGCGAGCCCATTTCAGTTGCCTGTTTGGCAATCGCTGACTCAATGTTATTCGCCAGTTTTTTGGCGGATGCCTGGATGCGGCGACGGTAAGAACGCTCATCACGCAGGTCATCTGCACGAAGCTCGAAGAAATCGTTATCCGGATCACCCATGTTGCATTTCACGGAGAGTTCCAGAATCCCGGTAGCGTTGCCAGTTAAATCCCAGCCAGTCTGAGTTGGCGCTTCCTGCTCAACAGGCATCCACACGGTGTTGCTTGAACGTTGCATGGATTCTGCCGGAGGGGTGTATTTTGTCACTTTGGACGCCATTGGCGTCAAGTTCTGGACGGTTTCGATGATTTCATCCAGAGCATACGTGACCAGTTGACCTTCATTTAATGCCATTATCGAATTCCTTTATTCAGTTGCGCCTTGAGCTTGCGGTATGTCTCTACATCCCCTTTGTTTGCTGCCGCTTCCATCTGCTTTTCAATCGCAGATATATTTGCAGCAACAGCGTGTCCCTGAATGGGTTCATCAGGTAGCGGGGCTTCTGAAACAGGCTTGGCTCGAGGCTTGAGAGTTAAACGTTCTGACAGTCGAGTGAGTTCAATCAGCGCGGATTGCCCGTCCATCGCCAGCAACTGGCGTGTTTTCTCAGGATTAGCACCAAGGTGATACATGAGAGCGGCGGATTTCTCCGGGAAGAGGCGCATGATGTCGGCACCGACTGCTGGCGGCACCAGTTGCATGAATGCATCCTCTTTCTCCTGATAGTCAGGGATATTGAGCTTTTCCGCTGCGTCGTAGTGCTTACGGGCTGCCTCGACGTATTGCGCTGATTGCTGGGTGAACTCCTGAGTTTTGCGACCCTGCTCGGCGACAGCCTGGCTTCGTGCGTCCATAGCCTTGATCTGCCATTCACTGTTTGCCTGCTGGAAGGCAGCCAGTGCGCGGCTCTGGTCATAGTCGTACTTAGCCAGTGCATCTTCGGAAAGATAATCGTTAGGGTCTGGTTGTTTTGGTAACTCAGGGTTCACCCGCAGGTGCTCCGGCAACTCTCCACGCTTAACCGCTTCCATCTGCTGCTCAAGCTCACGCTGGCGTTTGCGTTCGATGCGGCGACGGGCAAATTCAGCATTAGTTGCCGGGTCTTGTTTTGGTTTCTCATCGTCTTTCAGGACAATCTCAAAGCCTTCTTCCTGACCTGCGTTGTCGTTGGCATTATCGACAACTAAGCCATCAGCAGATGCCGCTGCATGATTGCCGGGCAGGGTTAATTCTTCAGAAGCCTGAATGTCGGTGGTTTGTTCCATGGTTAACTCTCTCTTATTGAGGTGTCTCGGCTACTCCGCCGGAGGGGATTTGAACTTGACGCATAAGATTCGCGAAATCCATGCGTTGTGAATGAGTCTGGTCTGCATCTTTAAGAAGCAGCTCAGCGTTAGCACGAGCATCTTTGCTGCGCTGTTGCTGGAATTGACCTACTAGCTTGAGGTACTCACGCAGTTCTGCCTGCTTGTCGAGGTCCATATTGTTGAAGATTTCCGCAATCTTCGCGGCGTTGAGTTGGTTTTGGGCTTCAACCTTGGCGGCTTCAACCTGAATCTGCGCCTGTTGGTTCTCTGCCTTGAGCAATTCAGCCTGACCTTGCAGAAGGATACCCTGCGCCTGAATTTGCTCTGCTGATGGCTGCTGCGGCTGCTGTTGAGCCTGCTGTACCATCTCCATCTCTTCAGGTGTTTCTGGCTTCTTCAGCCCCATCATCACCAGTTGCTTGTTCGCGTACTCTCGCATCATCTCGACGCCTTTACCGTCAAGCAGCGTGAAGTATTGCAGCATCAGCATCTGGAACTCTGGAGTACCTTGCGGAACCTTGGTGAGCAACTCCTGAATCTCTGCGCGGTTCTGTTCCTTCATACTCTGGAAGGATGGTCCTACGTCTGTATAGCACTCATAGCGACCGCGAATGTCGTTGAGTGTGACCACATTGCCGGAATGGTAATCGACAACTTGCGCATAGAGTTGAACGTCTTTCTCGCTTCCGTCTTCAAGAGTCAGCGTTACATGGCGAGGAACGTCATAAATATCGTTGACCATTGAGGCATAAATCTCGCCATCACGTCGCATTGCGGTAGCCAGGTTATCCTGAAACACGTATGTCTCAAGGTCTGCCCGCATGTTCAGTTGATTGACGGTATCGAAAGCGACCTGAGAGTTTGCTGCCTGCGCATCCACACCAAGACTAGCCACCTCTTTCACTGCGTTGGTGGCAGCCTCAAGCATGTAAGCGTTGGCTTGCGGCACTTCAGGGTTTTCCATGTAGGAGATTGGACCAATCGGCAGGTCGTTACCGTTTTCATCAGTCCTGTTCTGGAGATAGTACGGATAGTCATCATTTCCACCGTACATGTATTCGTAGCCTTCGATTTGCTCAGGGAAGAAGGTAGGTTTCTTCTTCGGTGAACGAGCAACAATATCGGCGTTGAACGACATGATCATGTTACGAAGGCGCTGACCGTCTTTCGTCAGCCTTACCACTCCTTCGTAGCACTCCTTGTCACCAGCGAATGACCATTCGCCGTACACAGGAACTATTGGGATATGCTCTCCGGCTATCTTCTCGCGGTCTTTCAGTATCTGCGTGCAGGTGATGATCGACTTATACACACGCCGACGCTTCACCTTGCGCTCTGCTACCTTAATGAATCCACGATTAGCCAGATCGTCGATGACGTCTTTGATATCCTGCTGGTAATAGCTGACCGGCTCACCTGTCAGCGGGTCGCGGTAGATGAAGACTTTCTCTTTCTTCTCTTCTACCTCGTAATACTCAGCGACGTAGACGACATCATTCGATACCCACGGAAACAGCCATGTGTCGTTCGGATTCTGGAAAGATGGCAGGGTGTCAGGATCAATACCGTAATCCTCTGCGAACTCTTTCCAGCCATTGCGTGACAAAGCGTTAATCACCGTGCAGTGCTTAGCGTCGCTCTTATCCATCTGCTTGCTGTTGGCGTCCCATATGACGTGTGAGCAGGCTTCATGGATTGGCAGGCGTCTGATTACCTGATTGTTGCTTGTTGGGTCGTTGTCTTCGTACTGTGTGACCAGACGCCATGCACCAACGCCGGACTCTATCTGCTCACGAACGCCAACGTTAACGGCAATCTTTGCCGTGTTATGGCGCATATCAGTACGATACATCCCCATCAACAAATCGGCTGCATCAGGATTAGCGCCGTCTTTGGGTCGGAAGAGAACGTCGATAGGGTTCCGGCGCATCTCTGCGACCAGTTTCCTGACCACCGGGCGAACAACATCGAATTGTCCGCGATATTGCAGGGTAGTGTAGTTTGATAGCCAGTCATCCCATTGCGACACTCGGCTAAAATACAGGTCATTTGTCGCCTCGGTTCTGGCTTCATCGCTCGCCATCCAGTCCGCGTCAAACTTACACAGAATGGAATTGAGTCTGTTTTCGTCGGCCATTTAAGTTCTCCGTGCGATGGGCCTGATTGGGGCTGGTATCTTTTTCTCTTTTGGTTTTTTGATGTCGCGCATCATTTTGGCGAAGCGGCGCATCATGTATGCATAGCGAACGGCTGAGAGAACATCGTCGTTAAGCTTGACGATCTTCCCGTTTTCATCACGGTGATAGAGGCGGAACTCCTCAAAGAATGGCTCACAGGTGTTGAATACTTTGAAGCGACCATCGAGCATCATGTCGCGCAATTCAGTGATGCCAGGCTCCACAGCATTACCGCCATCAGGCCATGTCGCATGCTCCTGCAACATCATAAAACCAGCGTCGGCATACTGCCCTTTGAGCTGCTCACCGCCGCCCTTCTCATGCTGGTTTCCGTCATGAGGCCATGCGGTTGGCACTTTATGCGCCCATGATTTAACGGCTCCCCACGCCTGAACGGCTGTTTTTTCTTTCGCCTTCCACACGCGTGAAACGTAGATTGTGTCTGCGTCCTTATCCCACCAAAGCTGAACCTGCGCCTGTGGGTGATCCCATCCGAAATCCATCCCGCCAATTACGTAGAAGTGATCAGGACACTCGAACGGCTGACACTTAATCGTCTCTTCCGGTATCTGGAAGATTCGACCACTACCCATCGTAGGAATACCGCGAGCACGCGCCTCTCTCTCATGCTCGGGATAGGATGCGATGATTTGCTCTTTCTGCTCGTCGGTGTAGTGCTCAGCGTCATAGATGGTCATGTTGACCACTTTCTGAGACTTGCTGGGATTCTTCAGGAACTTGGTAACAACGTCAGACATCCCCATCAGCGGGGTAAACGTCAGAATTGAGAATTGCCCGTATTTGTTGGTACGGGTAAGCCCTTCGCCATAAATGCTGTATGGTGGCTCTTCGTCAAACCACACGCCGTGGATTGTGTCACCCTGCCAGCGAGCACGGCCTTGCGAGTATGGCTTGAAGTAGCAGATTGAAATGCCATCTTCAACGCCATCAGCCGTGTGATGCTTAACCAGAAGATGATCAACAAGGTTCGGAAAGAAAGGAGACTTCTTCCAGCTAATGATGTCTTCTTTCGGTATGGAACCGTAGCCAGGCTCATCATTCTCTTCGATACGACCGCACAGGATGCGTTGAGTCGTTTTGGTTACAGTCTCGTTTGTCTCGCCACCAATCCAGAAGACAACAGGCTCATAGAAACGCTTACCTTTCCACTCACCGCCATATTTACCATCAGCAGGATAGCCTTTTGTGCCCGGATAACGCCCTGTAAGGTGAAACGCGACTTCGGCAGCACCAGTAAATGACTTACCAAGCTGGTTACCAGCCATAAAACAGCGCTCTGGATAGTCATGCCCGGCGTCGATGAACTCACGCTGTTTGCTGTATGGCGTAAATTCATATAGCAGGTGTGTGTTCCGGTAGTTCTCTTCTTCTTCGAGTAGCTCGAGCAATTCGATTTGCTCTTCGTCGCTCAGGTTATCAAGAATCGCGTCCAGTTCCACGGTTGAATAGCTCCTTGATACGAGAGCGTCGCTTATCGCGATCTCCCTTATCAGGTGTCACGTCTTCAACTTGCGACTGCTCTTTGAGGCCCAAATCACGGGCGATGATGTTAGCGTTGAGAAGGTCAGCGGCTGCGCCAGAGAATTTCTGATCGTAGATGACCTGCTCTGCTCGCGTAACGACTTCAGATAAATCTTCTCGCAGGCGATATGTGCGCCATGTTTCAAGCGTCACATCAATGAACAGAGTGAGGCCGGTAATGGTCATCGCTCGCATCTTGGCGATAGGCTCTTGTATCACTTCACCCTGATACGAGAACGCCTTCATCTCCCATAGCGGGTTAGCTTCCACCCACTCGAAGTATTCACAACAAGCAGCCCACAGCTCCTCAGGCGATTCGAATTTAGGGTTTCGCCCATGACTACTGCGGGCCTCCCAAAATCGGTTGCCCTTTGGTGCTGCCATATTCATCTCACTTAGTTGTTATTTCAGGTTAAGGACTCTTTCGCGCTTTCAATCAGTGACTGCTTCAGCAATTCAAGTGTGCCAATCGCCTCGCATAAACTGATTTCACCATCGTAATCATGAATGACGCTTTCCAGCCGCTCGTATAGCTCTTGAGTAATTGGGAATTTCTTCTCCTTACCCAAATTGATTACGCGGCTCACATCATGCTCCGGTAGTGAACAGGTCTAACGCTTCCTTCGATTTACGCACCGCTTCCAATGTGCGGATCGTGATATCCGAATTAGCGCCGCCTGATTGGAAGTGAATTTTGAATAGCTCAAGCTTCAGCTCGTCAGTGCCAATGAACTGAAATGCTTCCTCCGCAGCTGCGTTCTGGTTCATGACCAGCTTGTAAATCTCTAACTGGAATTTCTGTTCTTCAGTCATGGGAATAATCTCTGCCATTGTTGGCTCCGTTTATCCGTTAAAAGGGATATCAGTTAAGTTATCCCGTGTAGGGTATAAGCCATTATCAAAGCCACTCTGTAGGGAATGGCTTTTGTAATAACTACTGTTCGCTTAGCTTCTGCTTCAGCAAGTAACCTTCGAGCATCCAGATTTTGTTTACAGCATTTTGCCGGGCAATCTTCCGACCAATTTCTGCATCAAAGTTTTCCGGGCTTGCACAGGCACTCTCTCCGGTGACGGTGAAGCCATTCTTCAGCACCAGTACGCAGAAAGTGAGCAACTTCAATGGTGATAAATCACGATCGCCTTCTTCTGGTTTTTCCCTGCCACAATATTCGTTGCTGGAAATGGCACCATTTCGTCCATCATAAGCAGTAAAGTAATGCTCGCTTTTAATCACGTCTTCGATGTGCTGCGGAGTGATTCTCGGGGCGGTTTTGCCTTTCTCAACGATTTCTTTTTCGATTTGCTGGTCGTTCATAATTATGACCCTGTAGAGTGGTTGCTTGATTAGGATGTCTTTCCATCAGTCCGCCACCACAAAGAATCTTTTTTGCCATAAGGCAGGAGGTTCATCTTTCAGTGGCTGCCAGTGTTATTTCCCCACTTACTGGCTTGGGTTGTTTCGCTGTACTGCCGTAACTGGTTACCCAGAATAAATTTTGGTTTCATTATCAAGCCCACCCGTAGATAGGCTTTGTAATGAACTGGCTCTTATCTAAGCGCAGCCCCTTACCGCGCGCCAGATGCTCAACTTCAAGCATCAGCAATGAGATGTTTAATCTGGATTCAATCCAGAAGTGATCACCACCCTGTCTACAGAGCCAGATGTGAAGGATGATGAGTAAAATTATCGCTATCATCGAAGGCATTGCGTCCTGATGTACTCCTGCAGGTAGTTAACCTGCGCGGTTATCTTGTCGATTCCACTTCGGAGACGGTAATAATTGAGTTCAGCATCTGCTGTAAGTCTTGGGCTTTCTCCATCGCCCATGCTGCTGGCTCCGGTCGTTGACTTTGCACAGGTGGCGGCGACTTGCAGGCGCTTACGCCCAGCAGAAACATCAGCACGGAGACTTTCGATAGTCGCGTTAGCATCAGCAAGCTCCTTTGTGTATCTGGCGTCGAGTTCTGCTACATCACGTTGACGCTTCTGCATATCAGCGATGATGGATGTGGCTTTATCGCGCTGTTCTTTGTAGGCGATGGCGTTATCACGGTAATGATTGACCGCCCATGACAGGCAGACGATGATGCAGATAACCAGAGCGGAGATAATCGCGGTTACTCTGCT